TCTTCATCTACTTCAGGCAAACCATAGCCCCTTATTGTGTAGTCAAAAGTGAAGTCTTCATATTTACCAACTTCTAAAGACCTATATTCAAGATTCAGATTCACTTGGTCTATGACCCATTGTTTCAATATTGACCTTACTTTAGGTTTACCCAAGCCCTTCAAGATGATTTGTGTTAATTCCATGTTATTTCTCCCTTGTTTTGATAAAAGAACATGGTAGAATCTAAGCACATTTTATCTAATGTCAATAGCTTTTTAAATTTATTTTTAATCCTATTTAATAGGGTGCGGTAAAGTGGTTTTGGTGCATCTCCTCACCTCTCAATAGTTTTCCACAAGTTATCCACAATGACAAAGTGGCAGGGGGGCGTATGACGGTTTGGCAGGGTGGGTGTACCACCTCTCCTCGCAAATTAAGTTATAGAAAGACTTAGAAAGAGGTGAAGAAAAAAATAATTTGAAAGAAAGTTGTGTCTTGTTATAGTAGTAGTAGTGCCTAATATGGATTTAGGCACGAAATGTTTAAGAGAGATTAAAGTCTATTGTATTATAATGTAAAAGTCATTTATATTATATAAATTGGTTACATCCTAATATCGCAAAGATGATAATATGATAATTTCAGACGAGAGATTATCAGATTATCACGTTAGGTAGATTAGTGAAATTTAATTGGATATAACTCAAGATATTGGAGTAAATATGAGCGTAAAATTACCAGCTAAGTGGAAACCATCAAAGATTCGAGCTATTGAATATATGACAATGCACCCTAATGCCAAGATGGAAGAGGTAGCACAGGAATCAGGTGTAACGAGGAATACGGTAAGCGTATGGTTGAGAGACCCTGAGTTTGTTGAGGTGTTCTATCAGAAGTATATGGTTTCCTTTGGGGCTAAATTGCCATCAATCTTAAATAGTATGATTCGTGAGGCTGAAAGTGGGAATGTCCAAGCAGGACGATTGGTGCTTGAGCATTCGGGTAAACTTATAAAAAGAGTTGAGGTAAATAACCATCAAAGTCCTTTTGAAAAGTTCCTCGACCAAGGAGATAGCAAGCCCTACGAGAAAGAAGAGATTGAAGAGGCAGAATTTACCGTTATCCCAGAAAGACCTGTTGTGCCAGAAAAAAAGAAACCCAAAACAAAGAAGGCAGAACTCTTTGAAGTCAAAGAAAAGGCTCGAAAGCTCGAAGTAAGACGGGAAGCAGATAGATGGAGACGTAGGGCAAAGCGAGTTGGAGTCGAATTAATGCCAAAAGGTAGAAAGACTCAAATACAACGCTTAGAATGGCAACAAGAGGTGCGTGAAGCGGAAAAAGCCATGTCTGATTTTTAGGCATACCCCCCAAGACCCCCCTATACCTGTGTATCGGGTGGGGTAAGGGCTTTTTTCCGATACCCCACCGTCGAGAAACACTGCGAATTATGCCAAAACCATGTCTGAATATGACGAACTATATATACTAAAGTATATATATAGATACTATATAGTATAATAATACAGTTATCATATATTGGCATTGGTTATAATATATCTATTCGTTTCTTGGTAGATTCCTCTTGTTCCTTCTTCGGAATCTCGATTCTCAGTACACCATCCTCAAATTTGGCACTCACATCACTAGATAAGTTCTCACCTAACTGAAATGAACGCCTAAAGGACGAATGTTTGAGTTCTCGCATAATGTAACGGGCATCATCGTCCTCTAATTGGTGTTTGTCACCACTAATAGTCAATATGCCATCCTCTACATCAATGTTGAGACGTTCCTTCGTCATTGAGGGCAATTCGGCAACAATTACAACGCATTCGTCATAATCCACCACATCTACCTTCGGAAAAGAACCATGTTTGAATGAAATTCCAAATTCTTTTTGGAAGTTCGGGAATTGACTTTGCACAATCTTATCGAACATTGTGTCAAAGGGGGTTAGAAATTCATCTCGATTGAAATGAATCGGTACTCGTGCTACTTTCATTAGTAACTCCTATGTTAGCAAGTTAGTTGTCCTCTTCGTGAGCGACAACAAAAAAACTATTTATAATCAGTTTCGTAAAAACCCGTTCCGTTAAATTTCACGGAAGGGGCGGTGACAGATTCACGAACATCAAAAGAACCACAAGTGGGACATTCTTCGCTATTTTGTTCATCTTCTATGATAACGGTCAAGGTTTCCCAATCCCATTCACATTCGTTACAAATCCATCTAATTGTTTTAAATTTTCTCATATTTTCAAATTATCATCAATTTCAACATCGGCTGGAATCAACTGACAGTAGCAATACTCTTTACAAACACTCCATCCCGAAGCTGGCATACCTCTCGACTCCCAACCTTCCCAAGTATCAACTTGTCCAGCTCTTTCTTCGCAATCGGGGCATATATTCCTCGAAACGGCTACCCACCTTAGCTTTTGCCCCATTTCTCCAGCTCTGCGGAATGCTTGGTTAATTCCGCCAACAACTCCTCGCTTGATTGAATTTCTGAACTCACCGAAGATTCTCCCCCTGCTATTAAGGTCTTGACTAAGAACCCCAATAACTGATTGTTCGCTAACTCCACTTCTAATAAGTCGGTCAATTTCTTGTCCAAGTCGTTCTGAGAAGATTCGCACATCGTAAGATAGTCCGAGAGTAACCCATAAAAGTATTCCTCTGTCTTTGTCATCTAACCTCTTTTCGTCTGCCATTAATCTACCTAAATTAAGTCTTTAATACAAGTGGTGTTTTAAGATGTAGTGAGTCACGTATATCTTTTTTGAATTTATCGAATACAGGCATAATAGTTTTCTTTGATACATCAATAAATGGTCTAGCTGGGAAATGACCTCTCGAATGACCTTCGTGGTGGAATTTTCCATATTCAAACATCTGCAACCCTTCCGATGTACCTTTAATACTCCTGTGTAAGCTTCCTGTCTCAAATAATGGCTTTGTGCCACCAGTTCCTCGTCGTTTTCTGCGTGCTATTGTACTTTTTTCCAACTTTGGCGATACGCCAGATTCGATATTAGCCTTAGAGCCTTCTTCTGCACTACGAGATACTCTTTGTAAGTGCTTATTAATTATTTTTGGCATATCATTAGCGAGTTTGCCGAAATCGAAATTAACTTTTATCTCTGATACCATCCCAAAACTCCTCTCCTAATTGCTTTGCTTCAAAATATCTATCTTGATATTGAAGAACGAATTTCTCAACTTGTCTTTCCCCCCAAGCGATTGGGTCATCGAGTATTTCCTCAATGCTACCATCGAGTTCAACCTCAATGTCGTTAATCTTATCCAGCTTCCTGACGGAATTGAGCAAAAATTGATTGTTGCGATTCGTTTTCGTTTGTTTGTCTGTTGGCATCTATAATTTCCTGTGCTTGCTCTATGGTTAAATCTTTATTATCTCTCACCATGATTTTGGCACGAGTAGTTAGATTATGATTAAGGCTAAATTCATCTTTTAAGATTAGGTCTTGTACCGTCGTTGGATACTCCACTTCTTCAAAATCAATTCCGAAATCTTCTGGTAAATTAATGCCGTTATATCCAGCGATAACTCTCTCAACATTATAAAAATCTTTTTCATATAATCTCCAAAGTGCAATGTCATCAAAATAATCCTCTTTTCTTTCGAGGTCTTTAATCATTAGCGAAATACCACTCGGCACTTCACCGCCAGACTCAGCCCATTGAATCCATAGATGGTTATTTGATGCAACAAGTTCTATTTGAAACTTGATATTATTAATAGCTTCCTCTACATTCCCATTCGGAGAGGTGATATTGTATTCTCCTTCATCTCCCATGTCGAGAATCTCATTTGACCCCGTTCTAAGAATATTTTGGTCGCCACGCAATCCACGAACCCAAGGTTGTCCGAACATATTAAATCTCATACCAAGGTTCATTTCGGTAAGCCCGATATTGACCTGTTCGTTACAATTTACAATATCGCTTGCCCCTTCAACAAAGAAAGAATCAATTTGGTCTTCTCTATGGGTAAAAACAAACGGAAGAATGCCGTATGGATTAGGTTGTTCTTCTAATATCTTTCCATCTTCATTAAGAACAGCATATTTTTCAGCATCCCAATACCCCCATTGTAATCCCATTGTGTTAGATAGGTCGGAAGTTTTATTCAATAGTGGATAGATAATTGCTTCGGGCTTAAACGGGTCATCCCCAAAATATGTTTCAAAGTAATAGATAGGACGATAGTCAAATCTTTCACCATCCCAAAATACTCTATTGGCAATAGTGCCTAAGAGTCGAGTCATTCTTTCGGAATGTTTCATCCGTACATCTTTTGTTGGGATAAGGGAGTTGTATAATTCACTAGCATTTCCCGTTGTCCTCATAGCACCTAATGTGTATATTCTACTAATTTTGTTAATAAACTTACGAGTAAAGTTAGTAACCGATGGTGGAATTTCGGAGAAAGCATCGCCAGAGAAATACCTTTTAATGTATGAATCTGTTGATGTACCAGAGTAATAGTCTAAGAACTTTCTAATCTCTTCTCGTTTAAGTTGAGAGTTCATTAACTTTGCCTCGGTTAATTTGTCCCTAATTAACTGATTAATCATCTTTGAATCCTTTTCATTGTTTTATTCTTCATGGGAAATCTATTTAATATAAAATACCGAAAAGCATCATTCCCATGGTCGTGATACCCGTCTTTTATTGGTTCTTCTTTGATAGGTTTGCCGTCTCCCGTTTCTGGGTATCGGTATTCTTCAAAATCTTTAATAACTTCTGTGCATTTCTTATCCACATGAACTCTCCGTGTACCATCGGCACTAGAGAAGAATCCTCTTGTATATGAGACGCTAGATGTTATATTACGACTTAATCTATCTCTCATGCAAAGGATTCTTATACCACTTCGTCTAAAAATCTCCATATCGCCAGCTCCACTTTGACCTTGGACACTACTCCCAGCAGGGTCGCCATAATATGAAGTGATAGGATAGCCTTTTATCTTAATCATTTTGATTAAATCCTCGGTCTTGATATTGTCCTTGTGTAAAATAGAATCAAAAATTCGTATATGCTCAATATTGCCAACCCATTCTGTTTGTATAAATAGCACGGCTGGCATTCTATACCCAAAATCTATCGAGCAATAAGTAGGAAGATTCGAGTCATAGGGATAATCGCCCACATCCTGCTCCCTATTAAAATCCCAAACCTTACCTTGAAATACTGAAAATTCAGCACCAAATTCCTGACCAAATAGTTCTTTTGACATATTTCTTTTGCGCTCAAGGATAGCTGGGTCATCTTTGCCTAGAGGAAATTCATGTTGATTTATCCACGATGGTGAGGAGTGGCTTTCCCATTCATTGTCTTCTTCGCCCAGCTTGTATAAATCGTATATCCAATTTCTTCCTTCGGGTGTTGTAATGAAGATAACCTTACCTTTCCTACCAGCAACGGTTGGAGATAGGTACATATCCCAAATTTTCTTATTCATCTTGGCTACCTCGTCGATAACCAAGAAGTCCAAGCCTTCACCAACAAGAGAATCAGGATTATCGGCACTCATCCCCTCAACAGTAGTACCCCATTTAAAGCGGATATACATATCCTTTTCTGATGCCTTCTCAATGTCATCACCATGCCCGATTACCATTCTTTGCCATATTTCCCTAAATATGAGGCGAGCTTTCTTATATGACATTCCCACAACCCAAATTCTCTTATTTGGTTGGGATGCCACATAGGTGGCTTCCATAGCTGACGCCCATGTTTTCCCAAATCTTCGTCCACATACCATAACATGGAATCTCGAATCGGGTTTTGTAGGATAATGAAGTGATAATTGCCCATAATGGGGCTTGTATCCAAGATACTCAAACCACTTTCTCTTGAAGTCGTAATTTTTTTCTTGCATTATACTTATCTATAATGTAGTTTATATTATACCTTTAATGCAAGAATAACTTGCTTAACTTAAACTCACTAAAGAGGTCAAAATGTCAGAGGAACAAAAAGCAGTAGAAACTGCACCAGTCGATACAGACGTTAAAACGGATGAAGGGACAAAACCCGAAGAAAATGCTATACCACGTTCTAGGTTAAATGAAGTAATTGATGAGCGTAATAAATTGCGTGAACAAATACAATCCTATGAACTTAAAGAGGAAGATACTCGTAAAACAAAACTTGCTGAACAAGAGAAATGGCAGGAATTGAATGCTGAACTCCAAAAAGAAGTCGAATCTTACAAGCCCTTTAAAGAGCGTTATGAGGTTCTCGATGGAAAGATTAGAGAAGAGGCAATGAGTAAGCTTTCTGAATCTAAACAAGAAAAATTCAAGAATCTAAGTACGGGCGACCTGATTAATGTCGTTGAAGAGCTTTCATCCAAGCCAAACCCACCTGATAATGCTGGTACAGTAGATACCAAGGCAAATAAGGGGGCATGGAAGGACATGAATATGCAAGAAAAGCGAGATAATTGGTCATCAATCTTGGATTCCTATAAACGATAGGAGCTATAAATGGCTAACGTGACAGTCTCCACAGGTGCAAATTTTATCCCCGAATTATGGTCAAATGCAATTCTTGATTATGCAGAACGCAAATTTAGCTTGCGTAATCAAGTTTCTGACTTCTCTGGGATGCTTGCTGGCGGTGGAGACACCTTACATATCCCTAAAGTAACAGAAGAAACCGCATCTGCAAAATCAGCAGATACGGCAGTTACTTATTCCGCTAACACAGACGGAAAAATCGACCTAAGTGTAGACCAACACCACTACGAAGCAAAACGTATTGAAGATATTGTTCGTGTGCAAGAAAGTGCCGACCTTTTCAATATGTATGCCCGTTCAATGGGTTATGCTATTGCAAAGAAGGTTGAAAACTACATTGCGGTTGATACAATTCAATCCGCCACTGGTAATGATACCGCATTATCAACAGATAACCAACTAACAGCGGCTTTACTGAGAAGCGGTTTGGTTAAATTGATGGATGCTGGACATGATTACACCGATGGTGAAACTTTCTTATATTCTTCCCCAGAAGTATATTCCTACTTACTCGGTCTTGACGAGTTCGTACACTTCGATAAACGTGGTGACGAAGCTGGTCAAGTCAAGGGAAAAGTGGGCGATGTATATGGGATGCCTGTCATAGTCTCGACAGATTGGGACGATGATGGCGGAACTGGTGACGAAACTGCATCAATTTTCAAAAAAGAAGCGGTTTATTTCGCAATGCAAATTTCACCTAGAGTGCAATCTGCTTACGATATTGACCATCTTGCAACTTCCGTAGTTGCTGATGTACTTTTCGGTACTGCATTGAGTCATAGTGCAAGTTCTACTTCTTTGGGAGTTGTGAACTTTACTAATCCATAATGAGTTTAGGGCGGTTGGGAAACTGACCGCCCGACTTACAGGAGACAGAAATGATTTACTTTAAGAATAAGAAGGGCGAGATGATAGGGAAGAAATCCCCTTCTGATGAGCAAAAAAAATTATACAAAAAAGCTGGATTCATCGAATGTGATGAAAATGGCAAGGCTAAAAGAAAGCCTAAAAAGAAAAAATGAAAAGATTTGATTATTGGTGTGATGAATGTGAGCATAAATTCGAGGAGATTATAACCTCGGATATGATTGTAAAATGCCCACAATGTCAAGAAGAAAAAGTTAGAAGATTGATTTCAGCACCAATGATTCACATGAATACAATCTCGGATACAAAACTAAGGGAACAGCTTTCCGAAGATTTTTATTAAAATAGATTAAATCGAGATACCTATGAGAAAGCCCTGCTCGGTAAGGTATTGGGAGTAACAAGATGGCAAAAAGAGAAACTTCGCATTCAGTAGTAGAAGCATTAAACACGGAGACATCAGCACAATACGATGTGCAATCCGCACTTACAGTCTCCTCATCCACATCATCGGTAAGTATAGGCAAGGATTATTCTCATGTCTTTATTATTGCCGATAATGATTTTTATTTCACATGGCACACCTCAGATTCGGATGTAATTAACACATCCAATGATTTATATTTGCTCGGTGGTTCTGATATTTACATCCTAAGAGTACCACATGGTATTGGCGAGGCGGTATATTTTCAGATGCAACGAAAAGGCGGTACAGATTCAACCGTCAGATTAGTGTTGGCATAAGATGTTAAGTGGGAGAATGATTGAAAAAGTCGGCACATTAGAGGCTGGCGGTACAATAACGGGCGACCTCGTAGTTGAGGGGGATTTAACCGTTGAGGGTTCCTCAACTTATACTTATGACGAATTAGTAGAAGGCGGTATTGTAATTGATACTACGGATGCGGAAGCATTCTTAGTTAGAAAGGCAAGTGACGGTGGGGATGTTTTCACCGTAGATTCTTCGGATGAGATTATACAAATCAATTCGCATGATGGCTCAACCAAAGGTTTAAAGCTCGGTGCGACACTTGTCACTTCAACGGCAAGTGAATTAAATATATTAGATGGTGCAACTCTCTCAACTGCCGAGTTAAACTATGTAGATGGCGTAACTTCTGCCATCCAAACCCAATTAGATGCAAAAGCACCTACAGCAAGCCCTACTTTTACTGGTACAATCACTATTGGTAGTGCAGAAATTAGTGAGACCGAGCTTGAAATCCTCGATGGAGCAACGGTCACAACGGCTGAGTTAAATATATTAGACGGGGTAACTGCTACAGCTACAGAGTTGAATTATTTAGATATAACCACATTAGGAACGGTAGAAGCTTCTAAAGTCGTAACAGCAGACGCATCGGGTAATATTAATTTCAATAACGGTAATATGACCAATGTGGATATTGATAGTGGTGCTATTGACGGTGCGGACATTACGGTGGGTAGTGGAAAAACACTTGATGTCTCTAGTGGCACATTAACACTGGGTGCTAATCAAATTAGTGGCGATAAGGTAGATGGTGGAACTATCTCCGACTTTGCATCAACTGGTATTGATGATAATGCTGTATCAAACGCATTAACAATAGATTCATCGCAGAATCTTGCAATCACCTCAGGCACATTAGAAGTATATAGCAATATTACCACAGGTGCGGGAAATAGAGATATTTCGCTTACTCCACATGGAACGGGTGAAGTTGATGTAAATGCCACACTTGATGCAGATGCACTCAAGATAAACGGTACATTGGTAAGTGCTACTGCTACAGAATTGAACGTATTAGACGGTATTACGTCCTCTACGGCTGAATTAAATATCCTTGATGGTGTAACCTCAAACGCATCGGAACTCAATGTTTTAGACGGTGTTACGGGCTTTATAGACGATGATACAATGGGTACTGCTTCTGCAACAACCATTGCATCGGCTGAATCAATTAAAGCTTATGCAGACGCTCAAGATGCTAATGTCGCATCTGATACTATGACGTTTACAAATAAAACTTTTGATGTGGAAGGTACTGGTAATAGTATATCAAATATTGATGTGGCAGATTTAAAATCGGGTGTTCTTGATATTGATTTATCAAGCGTCTCTGCTTCAGATGATACTTTGGCTAGTGCAAAGGCAATCAAAGCTTATGTAGATGCACAAGACCACGATGCAAGTGATGAATCGGTTGGTGGAGATTTGAGTGGTACGGTATCGAGTGCTACGATTATAAATGATGCGGTAACTTATGCTAAAATGCAGAATGTCTCCGCTACAGATAGAATACTCGGTAGAGATACAGCAGGAGCAGGAGATGTCGAGGAAATAACCCCTGCAAATGTTAGAACGATGATAAATGTTGAAGATGGGGCTACCGCAGACCAAACCGATGCCGAAATAAGAACTGCCGTTGAAAACGCAACAGATTCAAACGTCTTTACCGATGCCGACCACTCTAAATTAGATGGTATAGAAGCTAGTGCTGATGTAACCGATACAGCAAATGTTACTTCTGCTGGTGCGTTAATGGATAGTGAATTAACATCTATTACAGATGTTAAAGCATTAGACCAATCAGTTGTTAGTGGAGCATCACCAACATTTACCACTACTAATTTTACAGATGCAACTAACAAAAGGTTAATGACAGATGCTCAAGAAACTAAATTAGATAGTGTTGAATCAAGTGCAGATGTTACAGATGCCACAAATGTGGCGAGTGCTGGTGCGGTCATGGAATCAGATACCACTACGGCAAGTATGTCTTTTGTGGTCGATGAAGATGATATGGCTTCCAATAGTGCGACTAAACTCGCTAGCCAACAGTCTATTAAGGCTTATGTAGATTCTGTTGCTCAAGGTTTGAATGTAAAAACCGCTTGTGCAGTAGCAACTACGGCAAATATTACTTTATCGGGTGAGCAAACTATTGACGGTGTTGCAACCTCCACTTCAAGAGTTCTCGTAAAAGACCAAACAGATGCTTCCGAGAATGGTATATATGTTAGTGCTTCAGGGGCTTGGTCAAGAGCAACCGACCTTGATGCCCCACAAGAGGTGGCAAGTAGTTTTGTATTTATTACGGGTGGTACAAATAATGCCGATACTGGATGGGTATGTACGAATGAACCCGAATCAGTTACGGTAGGAACGGATGATATTACTTTCTCACAATTTTCTGATGCTGGTCATATCACATCAGGAACGGGCTTAACCAAAACAGGCAATACTTTAAGTGTAAATGCCTCACAAACACAAATTACTTCAGTTGGTGAATTAGATGCAGGAAGCATTACATCAAATTTTGGCAGTATTAATAATGGTTCAAGTACAATAACTACAACTGGTGCTATAACTGGTGGAAGCTTTGTCACAGGCACATTGACAGTAGATGATGGCTCAATTACAGATAGTGATGGGGCGATATCTTTTGGAGATGAGAATCTTAGTACAACAGGAACATTATCAGCAGGACAAATTACAGGCACAAGCTTTGTAATTGGCTCAGCAGATATTGGCGAAACTGAACTTGAAATACTAGACGGTGCGACTGTGACAACTGATGAACTTAATTTGATTGACGGTGGGACAGCACGAGGAACAACCGCAGTAGCAAGTGGCGATGGTATCTTAATCAATGATGGTGGAACAATGCGGATGACCAATGTGGATACAGTTTCTACATATTTTGCAAGCCATAATGTTGGTGGTTCAAATATTGTTACTACTGGGGCATTGAATTCAGGAAGTATTACAAGCGGATTTGGTGCGATAGATAATGGTTCAAGCACAGCAAACTTTGGTGCAACTACGGTTGATTCCCTAAGCGTATCCGATGGCAATATAACAAATGTCGGGGATATATCTTTAGACAGCATTTCTTCTGATGCTGGCACTTCAATCAATGTAGTTCTTGGCTCTGATGCAGGAGATGACTTCACAGTAGATACGAGCAAACTGGTGGTTGAAGGAGATACAGGCAATGTCGGAATTGGTACTGCTTCAGTTGATACCTTATTGCACATAGAAGGGAGCGACCCAATGCTCCAAATTGAAAGAACAAGTCCTTCTGTGAAATGGTATTTTCGTGTAGATAGTGGTGGGA